CCTGAACTCGTCATCTCGAGTCTTCAGCGTTTCTATGCGCACCAGCCTGACATCGAGAAGGTCCTTCAGTATCTGAATGGTGAGGCGCCGTTGAGTCTTCGTATTATTGACTGGTTTGTCACGAAATACAGTCGGAAGGCCTTTGTTCGGTATACGCTCCACGGCCAAGAGTTCCTCGTCTATCTCAGCTACAAGGGACAACTGAAGGCGTATTCCAAACAATATTTCGACCCCAACTGCCGTCGGGAACGGATCATGTTTTCTATTCCGAATCATGAGCCTTTCATGACGACCATTGGAAAACTCAACTTTTTCCGATGGGCACTGGAAACCCAGATGCTGGACTATATGGAAGCCCATGAGGAGGAGATCCGCACGGGATACAATACGTATCTTAAGGAAACGACCCTAATCCAGAAGCGAAACAAGACGGACACGGAGTCGTCCACAGAGTCTCGTGATTCGGGAATGAAAACAACGCGTCGTCGCACGAAGCCGGCCCCGTCTTCCCTTCATAGCCTTCAGGTGTATACGACGCCTGTGGAGCTTGTTTTCCAGTAGCCCCTTTTACGCCCTTTTGTCGCCCGTGGAAACCGTGGGCTTAAAGAACGTGCGGATGTCGTCCCGTTGGGGCCGCATGGATAGAGCAGCGGCTACCTGTTCTTCCATGAAAGAGGGGTGTGGGGACGCTCGCGTCTCCACATTGCGTTGGAGCAACGCCTGCGACTCCATGGTATAGCCCGTCCGCTTGTCTTCATACACGCTCGCACGGAGTTCTCGTGTCGTATTCCGAGCATCCGACGCCGTATCATATTTGTCAAAGTAGGCATTTTGCCCGCCCTTAAACGAGTCCGCGTCAAATCGTGGCTGAGAACGGAAACTCTGACCGCTCATACGACTGTCATTCGGGGCCATATCAAAGAGCGGCGGTCGTTTATTGAGATCGGGTCGATTCATGACACCATAGGCCCCACGTGTCTGCCAGTTTTCAAAGTGTCGTGCATTGATCGCATCTTTCGAATCTACTTCACGGCGGGTGCGGGTCATAAACTGCGGAAGGGGAAAGGCCTCCACGGCAGAAGTCGTATGCGTATCATGATAGACTGGTTGCGTCATTTAAAGTAGACCCAGAACTATTAGGATAAGATGTTTATTCTACCGTATCATTCCTCATCACGCGCCTTCCAGGCGATCCATATGACCACTCTCCACTGCTTAACGCTGGGCGGAGCACTATTATGGAAAGAAGACGACTCATTGGACGTCGTTCGTGATATTTTAGAGCCAAATGGAATCTATCTCTCCTCGCCCCCTGTAAGGGTCAAGGACATCGTGTTTTGCGAGGTGGATACAACGCGAACGAATATGGCGGACCAGTATCAATGGGATGAAATCCCCCTCACGGATCGTCATACGTTTTGTTGGAGAACCTACTATTTGATGGGTACAGACATGGGCACAGACAAAGGCAATACAAATTGGCTCCCTCTTCCTGCGGAGGAGCGATTGGAACCCTACTCTCTTCAAGAGGTGATCCACTCTTTTTCACAGACATCATCTAAACGCTGATCGCGTGATCCCTATAGAATGGATCCACGCCATAAAACACAGAAAAATGCCAGCGTCAGTGCCAGCGCCAGCGCCAATCCCATCATCACGTATCAAGAGGAAAAGAATTCATCTCTTAAAACGCTATTAGAAGGAGGGGCACGAGAGGCCTATGCACGACCATGGCACCGATTGGAGCGAGGGCTCCGTTTGAACCGTCTTCGGCTCTTCTTAGAGGATATTGCTATTACGTATGCAATGACGGAAGAAGAGAAAATTATGTGTTTTGTGACCCTTCAAAAGGCCCTGGATAAGAAATTGTTGAACACCCTCAAGGTCGTCCTCTATGATCAAGAGACACAACGCATTGTGACCATCAAGGGCTTGGACATTCACCGCACACCCGAGGGAAAATTAATATGCGATAGTTCGATGAAAGTGGCCTCGTTCGAGGGAACGAGAAAGAAGAAAAAGGTCCCTTCGGTGTCCGCTCCGACCATTTCAATAGATGCATCTGTCGCAGGTGGCACATAATGATAGTTGTCCCCATAAAATTGAAACGCACTGTCTAGCAAAAGATAATAGAATAGAATGACACGCCCTTTTCAACAAAGGCTCACGGAGTTCCTTCAGGTCCTGGATCAATGGCTGTCCGACCCAGAGGATTCCGTTCAACAAGAGGAGTGGACCGCCTCCGCGGAATGGATCGCCTACGCCTATGAATTCTCTGAAGTAGAGCAGGACTACATAGACTATCTGTTGGACATGTTTCGGGAACAACATGAGGCACAACGGGCCCAAGGGGTCCAACGATCGCACACTACCTTGCCCAGTCATGCGCAACTCGATGAGCTTCTCGGGCGAAAACAACTGGAACAGCGAACGCCCGAATGGTATGCGCAAATGTCAACGATCATTTCTGCCAGCGAATTGGGGAATCTCTTTGCTGCCCCTCGACAACGTGCCACGATGGTGGTATCCAAGACCGTCCCTCCCGTCCTTCGTCAACAGCCTCTTGCCGTCCCCACCGATCACTCACGCGCGTTTGATTGGGGGATTCGGTTTGAGCCCGTGGTCAAACAGATTTACGAATGGAAATACGGGGTGACTATGAAGGAGTTGGGTCGTCTTCATCATCCCACCGATCCCCGATGCACGGCGTCACCTGATGGGCTCATCTATGACTGTCCAAAGAATGAGCGACGAGGTCGCCTCATTGAGATCAAATGCCCCGTGACGCGAGAGATCACAGGGATCATCCCCAAGGATTATTATGCACAGATGCAGATGCAACTTCACGTGACGGGTCTAGAGATCTGTGATTTTGTGGAGGCGTCCTTTTCCTCTCCGTATCCGCGCATCGAGCGACAAGAGGGGCCGAGCCAATTCGATGGATACATTGCGCTCATTCGGTATGCGGAGTCGCGAGGAACACAGGACTTTTACTATGTCTATAGTCCGATTCAGGCGGAGGCCGATTGGCAACCCGAACACGCAGACGACGAGGAGATTGTGGAGATCATTCCGTGGCGGTTGATGCGATGGAGTGAGCAACAGGTGATGCGAAGTGAGGAGTGGTGGCGGTCTCTTCAGCCTTTCATTGAGACGTTTTGGGAGGACGTGGAGAAGGCCAAGCGGGGCGAGTTTACGATCCCTGATTCGACACGAGTCTCGAAACGAGCGCTAGATTCGTGTCAGATTGTCTTTCATCGGGAGGATGCCTCAAACATTGTGATACAAGGATCTCCTTCAGCGTCTTCTGCTCTGTTGGCTTCTCCCAAAGAAGCACCTTCTGTTCAAGAAGCAAGTGACATGAAAATCGTCTTCCTTCGGTAGCACCTTCGGTAGTCGGTAGCACCTTCGGTAGTCGGTAGCACCTTCGGTAGTTCATACGAATCATAAGAGTCACATGATATCATGACTCTTATTTTTTATGAAAACGGCGTCATCTCATAGAAGTGAAACAGAAGTTCCTTCCACGGGGCGGAGCAACTGTCAGGGCCTGCCCGCCGATAATTGTTGGTGAGCTGACGATGATTTCCCACCTTAGACAGATGCTGTTCCATATCGGTCGCATAACAGCCTGCCGTAGTGACAGTGGACAACATCGGCGTTGCGTTGGCCCGTTCATCTTGTAGCAGGTGATAGGGTTGATTATTTGTAAGGTTCGCATCTGCCTTGTCATTCGCATTCGCACCAATCACCTCACGGGCGGAAGGCACGGAAGGAACGGCACGGGCGGCAGGAGCAGAAGGCGCTTGGAAGCCCTCCACGGGCCAGCCATAGGACGCAGACTCATATGCATCAAATCGTGGAAACCATTTTTTCTGCTCGGCACAGACGGCCGCATAGACAATCACGGCCATGGCCACAAGAAGAATCACAGGGTTCATCTCTCTAATGGAGACGGCCTAAAAATTGATCTACCATGTTGTCCCAATGAGGAGTCAGACTGAAAAAGTGATACGTGCGTGTGCCCTCTCTTTCCGGAAACATGGCATCCATTAGTATGCAGGTGATTAAACGAAACGGAGACCGTGAGGATGTCTCCTTTGACAAAGTATTGAATCGGATTCAGACGGCCGCCGCGGGCCTCGAAGTGAATCCCACGCTGATTGCGCAACGAACGCTTCTTCGTATCCATGACGGAGTGAAAACCTCAGAGCTCGACGAACTCGCCGCACAGCTCTCCATCTCGCTGATGACGACCCATACCGATTATGGAACGCTCGCCGCGCGACTGGCCATCACGAACCATCACCAAAACACATCGGACCGCTTCACGGATGTGGTGGAGGCTCTCGCGGACCAAGTGATGGAGAAAACGGGGGAGCACACCAGCACGGTCTCTCAAGAGCTCATCGATCTGTGCCGTCTCCATGGCGACGCGATCAACCAGAAGATCTGCCATGAACGCGATCATCTCTTTGACTATTTCGGGTTCAAGACGCTGGAGAAGCTCCAGTATCTTCTCCGCGACACGAAGGGAAAGACACTGGAGCGCCCCCAGTATCTTCTCATGCGTGTCTCCCTTGCGCTATGGGGATCCGTTAGTCTCGAGAAGGCGTTCGAGACGTATGACCTCCTGAGCCAGAAATATTTCATCCATGCGACCCCCACGAACTTTAATGCAGGAACTCCACGACAACAACTTAGCAGCTGCTTTCTCCTGCAAATTAAGGGGGACAGCATCACTGGAATCTATGACACCCTCAAAGACTGCGCGCTCATCAGTAAATACGCGGGTGGCATCGGACTCCACATTCACAACATCCGCGCGAAAGGATCGCTGATCCGCGGAACCAATGGAACCTCCAATGGAATCGTGCCGATGTTGCGCAATTTCAATGACACGGCGCGGTATGTGGATCAGTGCTTCACGCCTGATACGCTCGTCACCACGGATCAGGGTCCGCGATCCATTGCTGATATCAAAGCAGGCGATCGTGTTCTGACCCATAATGGCACGTATGAGACGGTCCAGAAACAGGTCATTCACCAGTATCAGGGGAAGATGTTCGCAATCACTCTGGAGGATCATGATACGCCCGTGCGCGTCACGGAAGAGCACCCCATTCTGTCGTTGAAGGCGAAAGGAGACTCGTTGGAGACAGTGCTTGCCCGTGTGGAAATGGGGGTGGATGCCCCTGACTACCTGGAGGTGAAAGACCTTGCTGTGGGGGATGTGACGGTGTTCTCAAAGAGCCATGGAATCATCGCATCCATTGTTCCCGTGACCTATGAGGGTCCCGTTTACGATTTCGAGGTGGAGGGCGAACACAATTACACGGTGACGCATCTCGGCGTGGCGCACAATGGAGGAGGAAAACGAAATGGATCCTTTGCGATTTATTTGGAGCCGTGGCATGCCGACGTGGAGGACTTCCTGAAACTGAAGCTGAACACAGGATCAGAGGAGGAACGTTGTCGCGATCTGTTCTATGCGCTGTGGATCTCGGACCTGTTCATGGAGCGAGTGGAGGCCAATGTGCCATGGACGCTGTTCTGTCCCTCGGAGGCGCCTGGGTTGGCGGATGTGTATGGCGATGAGTTCCGTGCGCTCTATGAGCGCTACGAGGCCGAAGGCCGAGGACGCAAACAGATCGATGCGCAGAAGCTCTGGTTTAAGATCCTGGATGCCCAGATTGAAACGGGCACACCCTATTTGCTCTTCAAGGATGCGGCGAACCAGAAGTCCAATCAGAAGAACGTGGGAACGATTAAGAGCTCCAATCTTTGTGTGGCGCCTGAGACGTATCTTCTCACGGATCAGGGTCAGCAGCAGATCTCTACGCTGGTGGGACAGACAGTTCGTGTGTGGAATGGAGAGGACTGGTCCGAGACGGTCGTTCAGAAAACGGGTGAGAACCAGCGACTGGTCACGGTCTTTCTGAGCAATGGTGCGCAGTTGACCTGCACTCCGTATCACAAGTTCCTGGTGCGTTCAGGATATGACGATCATGCGCCTTTGAAAGAGGCACGCCGTGTGGATGCCTCGGAACTGAAAGAAGGTATGATGCTTCCTCACTCTCATTCTACGACAGACCCACTCCTTACCGTGACATCCGTCATGGACACAGGGCGCATGGATGACACCTATTGTGTCAATGAGCCCCACAATCATGCCGCGGTGTTCAATGGTATCCTAACAGGAAACTGCACGGAGATCATGGAATACTCCAGCCCTGAAGAAACAAGTGTCTGTAACCTGGCCTCCCTCGCGCTCCCCGCATATGTGAACAACAAGACCTTCGATTATGCGACCCTCCGCCGCGTCGTCAAGGTCGCCATCCGAAACCTGAATCGTGTCATCGACATTAATTATTATCCGACACCCGAGACGGAACGATCCAAT